GAAGACGACGAAGAATAATCAATAAATAACTTCAATAGTATTCAACATTCTGTTAATCATATGACTACGACAACGAAAGCAAAGACAACGACTAAAAAAGCAGCACCAAAAGCAAAACCAGTTACAGTTGCTGCGACTCCAAATCTCCCAAATAATCCTTTTACCTTTGAGGTTCTGGATCTTGTATCAAGACAAAGGACAAACGCAAAAAAGGTTGAAGTTCTGAAAAAGTATGAGCACGTTTCTTTAAAAGCAATTTTAATTTGGAACTTTGATGAGTCAGTTGTTTCAATGCTTCCAGAAGGTGCTGTGCCTTATTCTGGATATTCAGATCAAACATCTTACAGTGGATCTCTGACGACAAAGATTTCGGAAGAGGTTCGTAAGATGCACGAGACAGAATCTTTTTCACTTGGGTCGAGTGATAAGCAAGGGCATACTACTATTAATAGGGAATATAAGAACTTTTATCACTTTATCAAAGGTGGTAATGATGGAATGAATAACATTCGTCGTGAGACAATGTTCATCAATATTCTTGAAGGTCTTCATCCACTGGAAGCAGAGATTCTGTGTCTTGTAAAGGATAAGAGACTAGATACAAAGTATAAAATTACAAAGGAAATTGTTGCTGAGGCATATCCTGATATCCAGTGGGGAGGTCGTTCTTGAGTCAACTTCGTGATGTTAAAAAAGACGCTAAAAATGTAGAAAACCAGATGGAAAACTGGACTCCCGCAGAAAAAGAAACTTGTAAGTCACGATATGGTTGTGACATTCTGGTTGAAAATGGTTCCTATGTGGAAGTTTGCACGAAAGAAGCACCTAGTGATGCTTATATTGTACAGTATATGGTAGACGGTAAGATTTGTTTTGATTTGACTAGAGGGGCAAAAATTCGACTGTTTGATATGTATTGGGATAAGTTTCGTGAGAATCTAAAGAGTGTTGAATTTGGATATGGAAGAGTCAATCCAAAACTCTGGGGTTATAAATCACCAGAAAAGAAAAAGCGAAAGTAATTTCCCTAGAACTCTAAAAAAATCTCCGCCAAAAATTGAACCTTTAAGATTTTATAAAATTGTATCATATTATACAAAACTACTTGACTATATAATCTGAATAGGTCTATAATGACCTTACGTTCATCGGAAAAATCCGACGCAAGTAGGACGGCGGAACGGAACGTTCATTCGCTATTCGCAAATAGCGAACGCAAACCGCCCGAAGGAACGGGACTAATTATCTCATTCTGGAGGAAATCCTAATGTCACAAGTCGTGTATCGTGGTGTCGCATATGACACCGAAGTTCGTCGCCAACAACAGGCACAACAGCAACAGCAACCTCAACAACATAACGAAACTTATCGTGGTGTAAAGTTTGTAAAGGGGGATAAATGATGAAAAAACTTAACTTCTTACAACTTATCAAAGATCAAAAGCAAAAAGAAGATCGTCGTCATCAAGCCCAACTGGCACAACTAGTTGGATCGAGAGGTTAATTTCTCTTCTTTATAACATAAACTTTTATTGCAAAATATCAGAAAATCCACACAAAAGATCTAGATAGACTAGAATAATGAGGTCATACAAATGAGCGAAAATTCTTTGTTATGATATTCTTTGTGCGTGGAGGACATTATGCACAACTTAATTTCTTACAATCAACTTGCGTCGTGGAATCATCTGGAAAAGACAATTAATGAATATGTGAATAATGAAGAGATAATTAATGATTACTATCAGTGTTTAATCGAGTGTGATAATAATCAGCAACAATGTAAAAGGATATGTCGGGAGATATTAAGTCAAAAGTAACATTCATTGGAGGGGTTGATCCCCTCCTTTTTTTATGCTAAAATATTCGAAAAGAACTATCTTATGGACAAAGACCGATTAAAACTGATTGTTCGTAATCTGGAACTTCTTGTTGACTCTTTAAAAGCAGAAATTTATTCAGATACAACTGCTTATAAGTATGATGATATTCGACCCAGAGAATTGGACTATGATGAAATTTTTGAGGATTCTGAATGAGTAGAGCAAAGCAATTGGTTAAATTATTAGAAAGAATGTTGAAACAAGACCACTTGTTTTCGGAAGAGCAAATTGTAGAAATCAAACAACAATTGCGAGTTGTCAAGAAAGAACTCGCAGAAGTCGAAGCACAAACATCAAAAGGATTTGGAAAGAAATGACAGTAAAACTCATCAGCGTGACACCCGATGCAGAAAAAACAATGGCGTATGTTGCTAGAGTTAGCAACCCAGCGAATCAAGACAACGAAAACTATGCCAAGTTGCTTGCTTATTGTATTAAGCATAATCATTGGTCTGTTTTTGAACAGGCATTTATGACTCTGGAGATTGAAACTAATCGGGGTATTGCTGCTCAAATTTTACGTCATAGGTCTTTCACATATCAAGAATTTTCTCAACGATATGCTGACACAAGTCTTTTGACCGATTATATTCCTCTTCCAGAACTTCGTCGTCAAGATACAAAGAATCGTCAGAATTCAATTGATGATATGCCCGGATATTTGAAACTTAAATTGTTGGGAGAAATTCAAGAACATTTTGAAGCGTCTAAAGCACTCTACAGGCGTCTTCTGGATGCTGGTGTGGCAAAAGAGTGTGCAAGGTTTGTACTGCCCCTAGCGACGCCCACACGCATCTATATGAGTGGTTCTTGCCGTAGTTGGATCACATATATTGCTCTCCGTGAAAAATCAGGAACTCAAAAAGAACATATGGATATTGCAAAAGCATGTAAGGAAGTTTTTGCCGAACAATTTCCTATTTGTTACGAAGCTTTGGGTGGCGAATCCGATTGGAAAATTTGATCTAAATAAAATTATCTTGAATTCGTAACTATATGCCTGTATATCCGATTATTAACAAGACCACTGGCGAACAGAAAGAAGTGGAAATGAGCATCCACGACTGGGATCAGTGGAAGAATGATAATCCCGAATGGATCCGCGATTGGTCTGATCCCTCTACTTGCCCATCTCCCGGTGAGGTGGGTGAGTGGAGAAATAAATTGATCAATAAGCATCCTTCGTGGAACACTGTCCTAGAAAAAGCAAGTAAGGCACCAAGATCAACTGTAAAGAAACTCTAAAATGGCAAGAAGAAAGAGAAGCACCGCAGACCAACCAATCGGAGTTGGTCTTACAGCAAAGCAGGCAAAGAGAAAGAAACCATTAAGTTCAGAGTATTTGGTTGATATAGAACCTCTTACAGACAATCAAAAGCGTCTGTTTGATTCTTACGCAGACGGTAAGCATTTAGTTGCTTATGGTTGTGCTGGAACTGGTAAAACCTTTATCACACTTTATAATGCTCTGGTGGATGTTCTAGACGAAAGAACTCCTTATGAGAAGATTTATCTGGTTCGTTCTTTAGTTGCTACAAGAGAGATTGGATTCTTGCCTGGAAGTCACGATGACAAGGCAGACATTTACCAGATTCCTTATAAGAATATGGTGAAGTATATGTTCCAAATGCCTTCTGATGCTGATTTTGAGATGCTTTATGGAAATCTTAAATCGCAAGAAACCGTTAAGTTCTGGAGCACTTCATTCTTAAGAGGCACAACTCTTGATAATGCGATTATTATCGTAGATGAGTTTCAAAACCTTTCGTTTCACGAATTGGATTCCATTATCACTCGTGTTGGTGAAAATACCAAAATCTGTTTCTGTGGAGACGCTTCTCAATCAGATTTACAGAAAACGAATGAGCGTAATGGAATTGTAGATTTTATGAATGTGTTGCGTAAAATGCATTCTTTTGATATAATTGAATTTGGTGTAGAAGACATTGTTCGTTCTGGACTTGTTAAGGAATACATTATTGCTAAATTGGATGCTGGTTTTTAATGTTTAATCATATTGATATTGAACTCCCAAAGTTAGAGCGTGAGACAATCGATGGGGTCAGGTATTATAAAGTGCCTGATGATGAACAACTTCTCAAACTAGTTTCAATCACTTCTGTTACAAGTCATTTTAATCGTGAAATATTCGTCAAGTGGCGTAAAAAAGTTGGTGAAGA